ATCCAAGGTGTTCGAATCCCACCGCCTCCGCCAGGAATACCGGAAATGTTCACACAGTAACGAACATATCCACACGAAACCCTTGTAGAATCAACGTTCTACGAGGGTTTTTTGTTTTCCGAATCCCTCGATACCCAACAGTACAACACGGTGTCACACACAGCACGTGTCGGCATCGGTGTTGGTATCCACTGGCCGAGGAGCGCACGATGCCCACAAATACTTTGACGGACCGCCAGTGCAAGGCAGAGACAGCAGGGGACAAGCCCAAGAAGCTGTTTGATGGCGGCGGCCTGCATCTTTTCGTATCGACCACCGGCTCGAAGACCTGGCGGCTTGCGTACCGCATCGACGGCCGACCGCAGACGATGAGCTTTGGCGCCTACCCTGCGGTAACCCTTGCGGCGGCGCGCGCCAGGCGCGATGAGATCAAGGCGATCCTGGCCGAGGGTGGCGACCCGATGGCGCCGCGGCGCGTCCAGCGTGCCGGCCTGACGCTCGAGCAGGCATCGGCGGAGTTCTGGGCGGGGCGGCGCGACATCTCGGAAAGCTATCGGACGAACGCCAAGCGCGCGATCGACATGCATCTCGTGCCGATCCTCGGCAACCGGAACATCGGGAGCGTCGAGCGTCAGGACTTGATGGACGCCCTGCAGGTCATGAACGCTGCAGGGCTTGCCGTGTACGTGCGCAAGGTACGCATGTGGATCGGGCAAGTGTTCGAATGGGCTGTCGAGAACGGTCACGCGAAGATCAATCCGGCGGCGCTGATCAATCCGCGCAATGCGTTCGCGCGCGCCAAGGTCGAGCACTTCGCGTCGGTGGAGTTGCGCGAGGTGCCCGAGATGATGCAGCGGATCGCGCTGGAAGACTCAGTGCAGAGCGTCCTGGCCTTTCGCCTGCTCGCGCTGACATGGGTGCGCACTGGCGAGCTCAGGGCGATGCGGTTCAGCGAGGTTGACGGCTCGATCTGGCGCATCCCGAAGGATCGCATGAAGAAGAACCGCGACCATCTGGTGCCGTTGTCGCATCAGGCCGTGGAACTACTCAGGGAATTGAAGGCAAGGTCGAGGGGAGGGGAGTTCGTATTTCCGGCCGAGCACCGCGACGACCGGCCTATGTCGGAGAACGCGATTTTGGCACTGCTGGCGCGCATTGGCTACCGCGGCCGTATGACGGGGCATGGCTGGCGCACGATCGCAAGCACCTGGGCGAATGAGAACGGGTACAACCGTGACGCCATCGAGCGGCAACTTGCGCACGCGCCTGACGACAAGATCCGCGCGGCGTACAACCGCGCGGAATACCTGCCTGAAAGGACTGCCATGCTTCAAGCGTGGGCAGACTTTTTGGACTCATGTGAGAAGATTGATGCCGGCCGCAAGCAGGGTGGAGATACGCCAGCCCTTCGTGCGGTGGGATAGGTTCACGTCCGGCGCCGGCAGTTTCCCGTCCCGCATCCAGCGCCGCACGGTTTCGCTCGAGACGTCGGCTGCTGCCTGGAGCTCGCGGCGCCAGATAACACGATCTGGCGCGTCCACATTTTCTCCCGCGATTGGAGATTCGTTGGTGTTCTTCATTCTTCCTCCTATTCCATCCCACTATCCAGATACCGGCGCCGCTCCACCTGCGGCACGGCCTCACCGACACCCGGGCGGACTAGCCCATGGAGCGCCAGCACAGCCCCGACGCGCCGTTCGTAGTTCGGCCGTCGCCGGTCGTTGATCGGGCTGCTGAAATACGACGACGCGCCTTTGCGTCGGTCCGGTCCACGTTCTTTCATACTTTCTCTCTCCCGATGTTGTGCGCCTCGATAGCGGCATCGATGATGCTCGTCACCAGCATGTATGCTGCTTCGGCTTGAGTGGCGGTCTTGTAGTGCAGCGTGAACTGCGCATAGCCGTCCCTCGGGTCACTGGCGAAAAAACCGCTTTCGTAACCGTCAGCCAACCTCCCCGCATCCTTCCCCACCGTTCCCGCTGCGGGAGCCGCGCGACTAGCCGTGAGCGCCGCGTTGGCCCGCCACGCCTCTTTCACCGCCGTTTGCAGGTCTGCCCGCAGCCTCTCGACCTCCGCGATCAGTTCAAGCACAGCAGCGGGGTTGGCTCCAGCTACGAATGCCGCGTCGCGTTTCGCCAGTTCGTCCCATGCGTAGAGCTCCTCGCCGTCGTAGTCCTCGTGGATCTCGCTCTGGTCGCGATTGAGGCTGTCCATCAACGGCCGGCCCTCCTCGTCGATGATGGTGTAGCCCATGAAGCCGTATCCGCCGTCTTCGTCAGTGCCATAGTGGCCTTCAGATTTCACGGTATCCACTTCCCATGGGCCGGGCGTTGCCGCCAGTGCCAGCGCCTTCAGCTTTTCGATGTCCACGGTCATGCCTCCTTGGCGAACAGGTCGAGCGTGTGCTCGTCGCGGTAGACCAGATTTCCCGGCTCAGCGAATGCCGTGCAGCGCGGTTGCCCATCCGGGCCGTACTGCCATGCAGCCGGATATTTCGGATGGTCGACCGGGTATGCGTAGGTGTCGGCGATGATGTCGCAGCGCTCGTTGTCATCGCATTCCTCAAGTGGCGCACCTTCGCGCATTGCACGGTCATGGGCGCACTCGCAACACCAGCCAGCGAAGAACGCTTCGCCCTCGTCACCATTGCTAGGCCGGTATTTCTGGCCGGCGAGCTCCTTGCAGGACTCGGCCCATGCTGCCGGGTAAATCGGAACGGTACGCATCAGTCTTCCTCCTTCCCGCTGTTCATAGGTGTAGGGGCGGCAACTCGTTTCCAGTGCGTGACATAGCCGGTACTGGTCAGGTCGCACAGAAATCCGGCGAAGCGGTCCGGGATCAGCGACACCTCAATCCACGCGTTATCGGGATAGCCTGGATGTGCATCGTTGGCTACTTTGCCGGCGTAACGCGAGACCAGCACGCGCTCTCCTGGCTGCGGCAACTCGTCTTTCACGTCGATCCATGCCTCTGCTGCCCCAGCAGTGCGACCGTCGATGTAGGCGATGAGGGCGTCGATGCGTTCGACGCTATGTGGAGCGCGCTCGAAAGCCCACAGTAGGTTTCGGAACTCGCGGTCATCGCCGATGCTCGCCATCTTCCGCTCTACCAGATCGCGCTCAGGCTCCCCGCAACCATCCGGATCTTCCGGAGGGTTCACGCGCTCCAATGACTGCTGGATATCATCGCAAACCATCTTGTGCAATTCGTGCACGACGACTGTCAGCTGGCGGATACGCTCGGCATACGGGGCGATAGCGTTTCGCATGTCGAGTGCCATCGCCTCCAGTGGCTCGTGCAGTTCGTCGTCCAATACCTGCCAGCGCGTCTGCTGCTGTGCGTGCGCGATGCGGAAAGTGCTGCCGTTGCCCTTGGTCTGGATCTCCCAGCCGCCCGGCAGAGGTATGTAGGTGCGATCCATGCTTCTGTCGTAATCGATCGGCGGCAGTTCTTCCCCCATAGGGGCGGATGGAGCGGTGCGCCAGTCGTCAGGCGTAGGACCGTAAGCGCACATCACACCTTCTTGTGGTTGGCAGCGGCATGCATGTCCAGTGTTGGGGCAAATGCTCATTTCGGTCCTTTCTGTACGCCCTTCGGACGTGCTCTGTAATGTCCGGCTTTTGTTTTCTCGGCGTTCGCATGTTCCTCGTTGCAGAAGACGAGCGCCCGGCCCCGATACATATCTAGTGCTCCGAACAGGCCTGCATCACGGGCCCATCCGGCAAGCTCAAATGCAAATTGTGGTGGATGCGGCAGTACTACTGGATGTTCTTTGCCGCAGTGCCAGCAAACCAAGTTAGCGTTAATCGTCATGCCTTTCCCTCCTGTGCCGCGCTGGAGGCGAGGGCTGCACGGTCTACCTTAAAGCCATCGGGGTCGATGCCGGCGTCGGCGCAAATCTGGTGTGCGCTGGTGCTGCCGGTGGCAAACAATCGCATTGCAAGCACCCAGTTGGGCATCCTGCGGGTTTCGGCCTTAGGGCTCTCAATCAAGCTGCGCGCGTTCGCCAGAAGGTAGTAATCATCGCGATGGCCGTGCGCTAATGGCTTCTCGGTATCCTCGCCAGCATTCGCTGCATGGGAGGCATAGATTTCGCGGATCTTGTCTTGGTAATCACTTGCCGTGTCGTCGGGCGAATAGCAGTTCAAAATTGCATCGAGGCTTGGCACCCGTGCTGCCCCTTGTTGGGCGAGGATCGTGCGCAGCTTTCCGGCGATCATTCCAAGTACCGAACCGCGCGCGCCATCGAGCGTTGCGTTGTCTCGGGGAATGGCGCTTTCCATACCGACCAGTCGTGCAACATTTCGCAGGCGGGTTGCGTTGAACTGCAATTCGCTTTCATTCTCGATGCTCGCGCTTGCCGTGGTGGCCGCAGTGGTGCTCGTGGCGTCTTTGCAAGGTGGTGAGCATGTGCCGTCGCAGGTAAGACTGTGCCATTTGTCGCTCATCGGATCATCGACAGCCGCCCCGTCCATCTGGCTGACTGCCTGCTGTGTGGCCGATGCGTGGCGTTCGATGATGACGCGAAGTTCGTCCGCGCTTACCAGCATCATGTCGGGCTGGCCATCGGGGCTATCGCGGTCGGGCAGTTCGGCCACGTCGCGCACGGCGGCGTTGATCCAGTCAGCAGGTGCTACAGGCGCGGCTTTCTGGCTGACTGCGGGCTCCCGTACGTAGTTGATGAATTCAACGGTGCCATCGGGTTTGCGGTGTTCGCACATGACCGTGCTGAATTCCCCCCCGGGAGAGGCGCCGCCCGCCCAGCCGGTAAGCTGGAAGGTAGAGCCATCATCAAACATTGTGGCTTGCTGGCTGACTGCGGGCGATGCGAGGGCGGCGCGGGCCAACCAGTGCCGCGCGAATCCAACGATGATGCGCAGGAATGGCGTATCGCTCGCCTCGTCCTTCTCCCGTTGGCGATCCCATTCCTGCATGATTTCGAGGTCAGTGGGTTCGCATGCGTTGGCAGCATTAGAATTGCTCGATGTTGCACGTACTTCGTTGATGACCTGCTCCAATCGATATAGAAACCATGCTGAACGGTGGCTGTCCGCGTCGTCGTATTCGTAAATGAAGCGATGCAGCGCGCTTGGCTCTGGCGTCGTCGGCGGAAGGTCGAAAACTTGCCCCTCTAACCCTGCTGCGGCTCGCTGGCGGAACTCGTGGTTTTCAATTATGCGGTTGCATTCGGACCAGTCAGGCAAACTGCTTTCTGGTGCTGGCTCCGGCGCCCGCTCATCTCCTGCCGCTACGCTCGGCTCTGCGCGGCGGGCGAGGTCGTTTAGTTCATCGGTCGTCACGGCCCATAGATCGTCGCGGCAGGCCTGATTGCCGCCCACGGTGTCGGTGTACAGGACAGGGCGCGTTGCAAGCGGGTGAATGCAAACCTTCTGCTCGCGAGATTCTTCGTCCAGGTCGACTCCTACGGTCTGGTTATCCATGGTTCTGTCCTTTCTCTGCGTGCTGTACGTAATGAGGGCGCAATGCAGCACGCCGTACCTTTGTTCTGAGGTGTCGCCGACCACAGCGCCAGAGCATGGGCCGGCGCGGTTCACCGACGAGCACTTTCCGAACGGTCCCGAAATACCAGCCTTCGCGCTTGTTGCGGCTCACTTGTCGTCTCCTTCCTGGGTGTTAGCTGATCCAGTCTGGAGAGCCGAACGCGCGGCGCGAAGATGGCCGACCGTCAACTCGTAGTCTTTGTGCATGCGCGGCCATTGCATGATCGAGTCCGAGTCTTTGCCTGGCATGTTGCTGCCCCGGTTTTCTTCGTCGAACAATTCAGCCAATTCTGCGAACGGACGCAATGCTTTCGCCTGATTGCGGATTGCCTCGGCGTTCTGTGCGCCGACTTTCTGCTGCATCTCACAGATCCGGCCCTTCAACTCAGGAACGGTCCCGGCATCGTGAAGTGCATTTTTTACTGCCAAGATACTTGCATTGTCACCGTACACATTTTTTCCATCCCATGACAGATAGCAGCCTTCCGGCACTGCCTTATGCAGGGCGTTCTGTGCGCCGGCAGGAGCTACCTCGGCGCCAAGAGCAAGTTCAGCGGCAGCGTGGCGGGCGTCGCGGTGGCCTTCCTTGTACGCGATCATCATGTCGCGGGTAGCGAAGTGCGACATGGTGCGTTTGCAGGGCAGGTTCATGATTGCGTCGTGCAGATCGTTGCTGCGCCGTTCCGGTTCGGCCTGCGCCTGTCTTGCCAGATGGGCGCCAGAGAACTCGACTGGCAAGTCGTCGGCACGGAAGGCGCTTATCTCGTCCCAGCTTGCGTAGCGGTGGCCAGTCTTGACCAGCAGTGCTTCCAGTTCACGCTCGTTGGCGGTTTCCGCCTTGAAGTCGCCAGCAAAGAAGATGTTGCCGATCAGGTGCTCGATCTTCGAATAGTCCATGAAACGCTCGACTACTTCGGCGCGCATCGGCTGCTCTGCTTTCGGTTTGCGTGCAAGGTGGGTGGCAATCGCAGCGCGGGCGAACTTGATGGCGCCTTGTCCGGTGCGAATCTTCATGCCGATCTCGGCAGCTATCCGTAAGATCGCTTCATCCGTCAGATCGCCGGTCGACTGCGATACTGCGGAGAATGGGGGGATTGCATCGTAGTGCTTGAGAAAGAAGTCGCCAATCCACGCCATCTTCTGCGGGTGCGGCAAGTTGGATGGGCAGTGGGCAAATGCCGACATCATCACGTGCTTCGCGTCGCTGCCTTTGTACAGGTCAGACTGCCATGCTACTGCCTCTCCAGCAGCAGGGGCGGCAAGAAGACGCTCGACGTCGGCGAATTTGACGTAGGATCCGTCGGCGCGAGCACGAAGATCGAAGATGCCAAGTGTGGTGTCCTCGGTCCAGCCGTACCGCGTCAGTCCTTCGAGGCCCGTAACGCCATCCTCGCCCATCATCTTGCCGGCCATCGACAGAATGCCTTTCAGCGTACCGGCGACAGCGTATTTCTGAGGCTGCGTGTCAGGGATCGCGGCAACAGCGGTGTCGGTAATTGCAAGGTAGCCAAGCAGTTCCGCGCCTGCTCCTGCAAACGCGTTCGCCAAGCTGGTGCGCGTAGTTTCGAATTCAAAGTCCATGCTGTGTCTTCCTTATAGTGTCTTGGCTTCGGCGCGGCGATTGGCTTCGATTGTTCGCACTGGTCTCACATCACCGCGTCGGATGCCCTGGATAAGCGTTCTACTGACGCCGTAGCGCTCACTAAGGACCTTCGTCGGCTCGGTCGATGTCCGGATCTCCGACGCCTGTTCATCGGTCAACTTGGCGTTGGAATTGTTCTCGCCGGCCTTGCGCTGGGGTTCGCAGGCAATCAAGTGCGGATGCTTCGTGAACCTCGCCCATGCTGTCTGGTACGAAATTCCGACCGCTTTCGCATAGTCCTCAAGAAGCATCTCGTGACCTTCATGCATGACGCGCACGGTATTCCTTCGGTTCTGCACGTTCACGGCTTTCGGCACCCAGCGCACATTCCCCGGCTCATAGCCACGGTCATTGTCCTTTCTGTCCAACTCGTAGCCTTCTGGCTTCGGGCCGATATGCGCATAGAAGGCTGCGAAATCATCCATCCATTCTTCGCATACTGTGATTCCGCGCGCTCCGTACCATTTGAACTTCTCGCTGTTCGGGTTATGGCAGCGCTGCTTCGCTTCTGACCAAGCCTTGAATTCGGCCGAGTCACTCATTCCATGCATTCGTTTGCTCATCACAGCGCCTTCACCTCTAGTCGTCTCGTTGCTTCGATCGTCTGCCACACGGATATCTTCGCTTGCGCCGCGACCATCATCCAGCGCAACCGCTCCTCTTCTTCAACGGCGGCGCGCAGTCCGTCCAGCAGCTGTGCGTACTCGGGATCGGCGTAGGCGTCGCGCTCTTGGGCACTGATGGCATTGACGCCGCTCGATTCCGCTGCCCTCATGCACAGCGCCTTTTTGGTCTTGCGGAACTCTTCCAAGTAGACGCGCTCCGACTTCGCCTTGGCATACTGCGGGGCGTGGTCCCGGATGAAGTCAAGCGCCTTGAAGATGTTGATTTCGGCATCGGGAGTCATGCCATCACTTCCCGGCGCAGCGCAGCGAAGTCCAGGCCCTGCAGCCTGTCAATCATCTCGGCGTGCGTCAGATCGAACACTTCGACCAGTGCGTCGACGATCTAAATGTCGGTCGGCTCGTCGCTGAAGACGTCGGCCGCGTCGACCAGGTGTGGATATTCGGTGGCGCCGGCGTCGTGAAGGAACTGCGCCACCAGTTTGTTGGCGTGTGCGAGGGTCATGCCGCCTCTCCTAAATAGATTGGCGCCTCTGCGCTGCGCAGGATTGCCACGTTGGATTGCACGAGCCGGTCGAACTCCGCAAGTCGCTCGACCATGGCGTCAATGAAGGCGTCATCACGGAACACGCGCTTCACGTACAGGTCTTTGCCGACCGCAGCTAGGTCAGGCACGTACATGATGAAATCCGTCCACTTGCGGCCCGTGATCCACATGCCGCCATGAAGCTGATGGTCGTACTCGGACGTGTCTCCAGTCGCCCACATGGCCAGGATCTTCGTGCTATCGATCGGTGCCTTGATCTCAATGAGGCCGTCATCGTCACAGAGCCCGTCGGACGAGTAGCCGAAAATTCCATCGTCAGTCAGGCAGAGGCCCGCCTCGGTCACGAAGGCGCCCGTACGGCCTTCGTAGATGCGGCGCGCAGCCGCCTCCATCTCGTGGCCGCGCTCCAGAACCCATGCCTTGGGCGGCTCGCCGTGTGGCTTACCGCTGATGCGCTCGATCGCGAGGTCTGCCGCGTAGCGTTCTGCTACCGCCGTCGGATCGCCGACATTGCGCGACCCAGACTTCTTCTGGCAGCGGCTGATGGCGTCCGCGAAACACGAGGCTGTGATTTTTCCGCAGCGGGCTGCATGCCAAGCCTCGGTGCCTTGGTTGCATTCGACGAAGTTCATGCTGCTTCTCCTGCGGTACGTTGGTAATCGATGTCTTCGGCGCTCGCGGCCGGCGCCTCGGTAGCCTGCACGTCGATCGTGTTCGCTTCCTCGGCGGCCTGGCGCAGCTTCATTCGGTGCGCCGTGATCGCTTCCTTGAGCTTCTTGTGGTCGGCCGGCTGGTTCGCAAGTTGGCCGTTGTGGGCCTTCCAGTAGTTCAGCGCGTCGGCGTCAGTCTTCGTGCGCAGCGCTTCGGCAATCATCGGGGCGACGTCGATCCAGTCGTCAGGACGATCCTGCGCCAATCCTTCGCCGTTCTCGCCGTTCAGGTGCGTCATCGCGTCGTCCAGGCGCTCCGTTTTCGGCCACAGTTTGTAAGCACGCTTGATGACAGTCTTCTTGATCATCTCGCCTTCGTCTGTCAACCAAGGGCAGGTGCTTACCTTCTTCTGCAGGTAGGCTTTCCACGCTTCGGAGCGGTCGCGGATGTTGTGCACGTCTTCGATCGACATCGCGGTGGTCAGGTAGTCGCCACTGTGCGTCTTGACGACCACATAGGCGCCGACGATATCGCCGCGGTCCTTGCCGAATGGGTTGAACACGTGCGTCGGAGCTTTGTCGAAGCCGTTCAATGTGAAACCATCGTTCTCGCGAACGATCTCAGCCTGGCCCCACAAGATTGACCCAGACGCGACTGCGAGGTCCAGCAGGCCGATGTAGCTCAGGTCAAGGCAAATTTCCATCTGCCCGTTGACCTTGCGAGGGATCAGGTACGCTTGCTTGCGCGCCGGGTTTAGGCTGATACCGATAGCCGCGATGTTTGTGATTGCATTGATCACCGACTGGCGATTCTGCATCGCGACCTTGAGCGTGAATTCGTTCTTCTGCAACTGCTGGATCGCGAAACCGGACTCGCGCTCAAAGCTGATGCTGCGGTCAACCAGAACACGCGAGAAATCGTCGCGGGCTTCCTGAATTGCTCCGGTGACGATTGCGAGTGCATTGCTCATTGCGGGCTCCAAATAGGCACTTCGTTCATCTCGTCCAACTGTTGCACTTCCGCCACGATGAACAGGAAGGCCAGCAGGAACACTAGGGCTGCGGCGACGTGGCGGATCATGCGAGCGTCCTTCCAATTTCAGCAGCCGCACGGACGATGGCGCGGCGAATGGCAGTTTGGTCGTCCTCGATTTGGTCGCCATAAAACCAGCTTAAGCTGTCGTCTGAGGGGCGCGCGCATCGGCTAGCGCAGTAGATCATCAGATCCAACTTCACCGCCAAGCGCAGCGCGTCACCATCGTCCGTGAGCGGGTTCCAAAAAGCGATCGTCACTCGTGGTGCGCTGACACCTGGCTTCACGCGAAGCCCGATAAACTCATCGTCTTGGTTAACCACTTCACTCTTGACGTAGAAGCCTGCAGCCTTCGCAGCAAGGTGCAACAGTTCGCTATCCGCATTCATGGCAACCTCTCCAAAACTCCATCCAGCACAATCGTCATCACCAAGCCCGCAAAGCAGATCAGCGGGTTCGCCTCAAAAAAGTCCAGCTTCCAGAACAGCAGCGATCCGATGACGTCGCGGCGAGGTGCTGGCTCTGCCTGCTCCTGGCGGCGAGCGATGTGGGCGGCGGTCATGCTTCCGCCTCCGCTGAAGCCTTGGCGTCGTCGTATTGCTTGACGCCCCAAGCGAGCGCGTAGCAGCACCAGACGAAGCGGAAGCTGTAACGCTTGCAGGTCGGGAAATCATCTGTGCACAGGTGGATATGTTGATGCTCGCCGCCCTTATCCCGGTAGGTGAACTGGAAGTCGCGCACGGACTGGATTGCCTCATACTCGTCCTCGGAGTTGATGACGTTGTCCAGATCACTCATGAGGTCTGCGAACTGTTCAGTGTCGAGGATCCGGTAGTAGCGCAGCGCCAATTGGCCTTTCTGCCTGCGGATCTCGGTCTTGAACGCCTCGGCGTCATACTCCCTGATGCCATCAGACTTATCGCCAGCCTCGCACTTCTCGGCCCAATAGCGGAAGTCGATGCGGAACAGGCTTGAAGGGCTGCGACGAAAGAACTCGAACATGTCCGCGATGCGGGTGAACACGTAGGTTCCCATATCGCCGGCATAGCAGAGGTAGCCGGCCCACGTGACCAGGTCGAACTGGTAGCAGCTAGTGCCGGGGCGTTTGAAGCGGATATGGCGATTCACGCCGTCGTCACGAATGACGATCATTTGATGATCTGCGACGTCCCGCAGGAATCGTGTTTCGGTGCAAGTCACGTTCTTCTCCTCGTTCTGGCCTGCGGTTGGTTTATTCGGTGACGTTGACTTCGTCCACGCCGCGCTGAAATGCCAGCCACAGCAGGTCAATCACGTCGTACTGGTTACGCACGTCCCGGTACCACGCTTCCAGTGCGGTACGCTGCTGTGCCGCGATGCAGTAGCTGCAGTCCAAATGACCGCCGATGTCCTTCGACAGGCTGCCAGTGTCATTGCAATGAGGGCAGTTCATGCGAGCACTCCTCGATCCCACAGCCAGCGCATGGCGCGCTCGGAAAGCGATTCATCAGTCCGGCGCTTCTCGGCCTGCTCCAACTGCTTGAGCGCATCTTTCTCACACTCGGCGCGCATCGCCTCGGCGGCAAGCGCCTGCATACGCTCGGCTGCGCCGGCTTCGTCCTGCACGGCCTGAACGAAGATCGCGGCCGCGTCGGCTTCCGTCAGCCGGTCCAGCACGACGTTGTGCAGGTCGCTGATCGCGCGCTGTTCGCCTGCCTGCAGGCGCAGGTTCCAGGCGCACACCAGTTGCTCGGTGCGCTCGGCGACGCGGGCGTTGAAGTCTTCGCTGTCGAATTCGCGGCGGTTGTCCATATCAGGCCTCCGCAGCGGCAAGTGCGGCGCCGGCGCGCTGATACCAGTCGCATCCTTCTGCGGACTCTCCGGTACCCTGCTCATAACCACCTGCTGCCTCGGCCAACGTCTCGCGCAGTGCTGCCACCAGCTGCTCGTGCGAATTCACGGCCTTGACGATGAAGGCGGCGTTGGCGTGCATCTCGTCTTTGCGTTCGGAATACTCGTACCGAGTACAGAGGACGGTTGCGGTGTTGAGATTCGGGCCATCCAAGATGTCAAACCGGCCTTCTGGTTGCGCGCTCGCAAACCACGGCGTTGGGGTATGAAGAGCGCTCATTACTTGATCTCCAAAGTTGATACTGCGGCGCGCTGACGTGCGCGATAAGCTCGGGCGCCGTTTGCTTGATTGCTGGCCCGAATAGCAGCCGAGTGCTTCTCGCCGCGCGAGGTTCGCCCATGCTTCTCACGATCTGCGGCGTTCTCCGCTCTAGTTCCCCAACGCAGGTTCTCAGCACGGTTGTCCAACTTGTCACCGTTGATGTGGCACACCTCATGCGCGGCAGAAGGTTTCTTTCCCAAGAACTTTTCAGCGACGAGCCGATGCACTGGGATTGCCTTGCGTTTGCCGTTTACCATGAGGCGCACTTGCTTGTAGCCATGTGAATTCAGAGTTGGACGCATCTCACGCTGACCATACCCACGCCAGTTGCTGGACACGGACAGAACACGACCATCCGCAGTCACTTCGTATTCGTACGTGTGAATCGTGTTGCTCATCGTGTTCTCCTCTCGTTATCTGATGGACTGCGTGTGATCAGTTACAAGGGAATCGGCTGCCCGGGTTTCCCCGTTCGCTCCGTGACAGCCGCCGCATACGCCTCACGGAATGAGCGCATGCAGCACAACCGACTCTCTTCTAACGCCCGTCTAGTTCCGAGCTGCCAGGTATGCCGCGCGTCCCGAAAACCTCGTGGAGATCGAGGGGAACCAGGACTTCCCATACGCACATGCCTGCTGGTGTTATGTCCCGACTACCAGCTGCGGTCTGCTGAATTCAGTGCGACTTCTCAATGTCCCTGTACTGGTACGGCTTGAGCGGCTTGTCCAATCGGAGCGCGTCGACTTCAGCGCGCGCTTCCTCAAGTAGGTCAGGATCAGGACGCATGCAAAGCGCGATCGCGTCCAGGTAGCCGCGGTTGTAGATCCGGTCGTATTCGCTGGCCGGATGTCTGGCGATGCGCAGGTTGTCGATCAGGATGCGCAGCGCGATGTCGCCGGGGCGTGTAGCGTTCATGACGAACCTCAGCGATCACAGTTGGTGTTCTTGGCCGGGACGGTCAGGTGCCAACCCAATGCCCTGCGCACTTCCGCCGGCGTTTGCGGCGGAGTTTGAGCCGCTTGGCGTTGCTGCATCCAGACCCGGACTTCCTCTTTGCTCGGCTTCATGATCGACTCCCTTAGTTGACGTTCAGGACCAAAGAAACTGCGTGTACAGCGTGATCAATTGCCGTGAACAGGAACCGACCAAGGACTGTCGCGCCGACCAGGATCACGACGGACAGCAGCGCGTAGGCGATTGCGGCTTTCATGGCGGGCTCCGGTGGGGTTCTGCTGCGTCAATGAAGTCATCATATACAAGAAAAACTAGCTTTACAAGAAAAACTAGCAAAAGTTTTTGAGTGTGGCTTGTCCGCCACCAGGGCAGTTGTTGTTTTGTTATACGTGCGTCCCGTTGCATCAAACCTTGGGGGGCTGGACGCGTGGCTCGATGGGGTAGAAAGAAGTAAAAAATGACCTGGTCACGGCGGATGATGGATGGTGCGTGCAGGATGGTCTAACGGCAGGGCACGGTGCTGCGGTGAGCGGCGATGCGATAGCGCACCGGCTGGTTAGATGCAAGCATGCAGAGCGCGATAATGCTTGCTCGGCTAAGCTGAATGATGCTAGGATGCAAGCACATTAATATCCGAGGATGCCTGCATGTCCACCAAGCCCAAGAATCTGACAAAGGTAGCGGGCGGTATCGCACGCGCCGAGAAACTTGCGCCGGCCGAGAAAACGGCGATTGCAAAAAAGGCCGCAGCCGCACGGTGGGGCGAAAGGCCCGCGCAGGCGATCCATAAGGGCAACTTCAAGGATGAATTCGGCATCGATGTCGAATGCTACGTACTACAGGACGAGAAGAAGACGGCTGTGATCAGTCAGATCGGAATGGGCAAAGTCCTCGGCCTTTCTAGTCGCGGCAACTCATTCCCTCGATTCCTGGCCAGCCAAGCGATGTCCAAACACGTCGGCGCGGAACTGAGGGCAAAACTCGAAAAACCCCTTAAATTTCAATGGGCTAAGGCTGGCGCGGGACAGCAGCCATCCACGGTTATTCACGGCTTCGACGCCACACTCCTGATCGATGTCTGTCAGGCGATTGTCAGGGCTGAAAAGGACTTGAAGGAACACCAGCGGACCGTCGTTAAGCAGGCCAGCATCATCCTGGGAGCATCCGCGAAAGCTGGCATTGAGGGGCTTGTCTACGCCCTTGCTGGCTACGACAGGACGAAGGAAGAGGTCATCGCCGCATACAAGATGTATGTTGCAGAGGAAGCGCGGGAGTATGAGCGCGAGTTCTCGCCCGAGTTGTACGAGCAATGGTACCGCCTGTACGGCCTTGAGAAGCCAGAGCGTGGACGCCCATGGGAGTTCCGTTACCTGACAATTGATCACATCTACAAACCGCTGGCGAAAAGCAACGGCAAGGTGTTCAACCTGGCAAAGTCAAGCAAACAAGCCAATGGTGAAAAAGGCGACAAGATTCACCAATTCCTCTCCGAAATCGGAGTGAAAGCGCTGCGCACTCAAGTCGGCAAGATCACTGGCATCGCGACGGTTTCGGACTCGCGCGAAGAATATGAGCGCTATATCGCCGAAAAAATCCACGGCCAGACTTCGTTCGATTTTAATAAAGCCCCGGACTAGGAGGCGCGCGCTATCGGAGCCAATCCCCGACGCGAGCGGGGATTATTTTTTGCCGCCATGCTGGCATGATACGAGTACGTCCTAGCCTAGGCTGGGCGACCATGGGTGCTGGATTAGGGATGCGCTATCGGATGATGGGCACGCCGTTCATTTCAAACCCTGCACAGACCTTTCTTGCATGTGGATCGGTTCGGATCATCGCCTCGGCCTCATCTCTGGAGTTGGTGCGCTGTATGACGTCAAGGATGGCTTGTGCGCAAGCTCGCTTCTCGGCGCCTGACGTTTTTCCTTGATCGATCGAGTGGCCAATAACCAGTATTCCAGCCAATAGAGCAGCCGGTGCCGCAAGCAACCAGGGCCAAATCTTTCGCCTTCCTGGTTTCGCACCACACTTCGGACATGAGGCTGCGGTTGTACTCACGCGGCTGCCGCACTCCTTGCAAGGTAATAGGGCCATCCGAGCCTCCGAAAGGGTGTGCCGACCACTCATCCATGCTACGCCTATCGCGCGAGGGAAGCATCAGGAAAGTTGTAAAAGTAGCACGGTCGCAGCAAGCGTGAATTTGTTGCGCGGCTGGTGCTGTCGGATGCGCTTGAGAGGCGGTAGGCAGGCCAAAAATATCGCGCCTATACCCGTTGCGAGCGCAGCATTTCAGTGTGGCGTTCCGGTTTAGAATGCTATACACTACTGTATAAACATACAGCTAAATTGTTGGAAAGTTGCGGCGTACAGACGGAGTCGCCTGACGGTCTTACTGTTGTGTACCTGTTACATATCGAAACTATATTTGCACAGAAAATATTGCTTTTGGCATAGACTGGTTCTTGCGCTCTTAGGTTCATAGCGCTGATTAACCCCTGACGTGGTTCAGGATTTCCTGTATTAATCTCTTTAGTTCGTCGTTCTGCCGCTTAATTTCGTCTAACGGCTTCGTGCTTAGCCTGGCGAGCATTTCTGCGTTTAACGAGTGGCAATTTTGGTCGGCAGCTTGCTTCAGCTCCTCATGAAGTGAGGCTGGGATGCGTAGCGCTGTCTTAATGTAGTCCTGCTGTTTGGTCTGCTGTACGGGAGGTTTTTTCATCCCGCAATTTTTTCACGTAGTAAGAAGGGTACATAAAAAGTGCCTTCAAACTGAAAGCTTATGCTCTGTGATTATTGGAGAGAAAGCCGGTCGCATTACGTGCAATAATTGTTATAAATGTAGGATCAATCCTAAGTTGCAATTTCGGTCAACGCATGATGGAGGGGGGCGCGATGAAAAACAGACGATTGCCGGCAACCCAGAAAAACCAAGTTCTTACCTCGGCACCAACTACCACGGCCAGTCACTAGCGGAGCAACTCGATGACTAACGAAGAAATGACCGAGCATCGGGTTCTGGCGGCAATCCGTGCTATGCAAATCGAAAAACACGCTGACGTTGTCGCGGCGGTAGAGGGAATGGCGAAAGCATTCCCAAAGCCAATCATTCCGCCGGACGAAAAGCCGCAATCATTGCGCCTTGTGGCCAGCTCCGGCACTTTGGTCGGCGTCGGGCAGCGCCCGAGCCATGACCAGCAGGGAGTTCTTACCGCTGTCGGTCTTGGCGCGGTAAGCGCTAAGTAGCGCCGCTTCATCCTCAGATACCCATTGCAACGTAACAGCACCTCGCTCGCCGCGGCCTGCGGCAGCGATGGGCGCTTCACCATCACCTGACCCTGTCAGTAGCCATTCCGGTGTCGTCTTTAAAACCTCCGCGACTTTCTTGATCCGGTTGCGGTTCGGCGCCGTCCCACCTTCTTTTTCCCACAATTGAACCGTCTGCCAGCTGACCCCGACCTCGTGGGCCAGTGCCTGGTGACTGTTGAAGCCGCACTCAATGCGCCTCTGCTTAATTCGTGAATGGATGCTCATTCCGCAACTATGCCAACAAGGGTTTGAGGCCGAAACACAGAATTTTCTTGTGTCTGCTAGATTTTCTAGTATCATGGCTTCTATGGATACCTCATCTCATCAAGCGCTCTCCCGAGCGATCTCTCAGTACCCGACATTGAAAGCGTTCTCGGACGCCCTCGACGTTCGTTACCAGGTGGTCCAGCAGTGGCTCATCAACGGTGTGCCGGCCGAATACTGCCCGCTCATCGAGAAGCTGACGGGCGAGCGGTGTGAAGACCTTAACAGCAAGGTGGACTGGGCCTTCATCCGTTCGAGCAAGCCAGGTCGTAGCAAAGGCCGTAAGACGGCCGCTTCGAAGAACTAGCTTCATCGGTTTAGTAAGACCGCAGTAGCAGTCCCAGCAGTCCCACAACACGATCCACAAGAAGACCAGTACCAGCAATGCCAGGCAGTAGTAGTCACCCATCCTTGTAGCACCGCTTTATAGGAGTAGTGATGAAAGAGCAGAAAGACCTTCCCGTGAAGACGTATGTGAGCGCCAGTGAGTTCCTGGAGTTCAGTGAGGCATGCGTCATAGCGGATGTTCCACATAGCAGGATCCTTCGGGCTCTGCTGAACGATTGGACCAAGCAGGTGAAGTCTACCTGCACGGCCGATCAGAAGAAAGGTTCCAACTTAGGCCCGAAGTGGTCCTTGCCAGCTGCGCATTCACGGGTGAACTACGGCGTTGCCCCAGTGCGCTTGCGGGTTTGACGACGCTCGGTACACATGGATTGGATAGCGGCCTCGCAAGCGCACAGGCGGCAGCAGACGCGTAACAAACAAGACGGCCCGCTTGATGGCGGGCCTAGCAAGTACAAACGTACCAGGGGATCTATGGAGCCGGAGACGCCAACTATGTCGACACCTGAACAACGTGTAATTCACTGCGCAATCGCGTGGCGAGAGACGGAGAAATCCGCGATGGGAGCTTCGGAAGGCGAGAAGAATTCCGCCAACCGCAAGCACGGGGAAGCAAAGCGAAATCTGCGTGCGGCCGTGGACCGGCTCACTGGAGGCAAGCCATGACGAACGAATGCCGTTCCGACAGCCGGAACGAAGTGCTGCAAATGATCCGGACGAGCCAGGGCATCACGGCCGGACAGATTCAGGAGGCAGTCGGCCTGTCGAACCGCCAGGTCTTGAAGATCCTGTCGGTCCTGACGGACGAAGGCGTCATCAGGTGGAAGATGCTCCGTCCACAGGCTGGTCTACGTCGCTCCCCGCGTCGCAGCTACTTCATCACGACGAAGCACGACACAACGATCCCGGCGGCTTGGGACGTGCTGGCGCACTTCTTCGGCCGCATCGCAGCAGAACCCGCAATCGTTTGATCGAGCACCGATGGCGCCGCGGCTGTGGCGCCATCCCCTAACGCCCGTAGGAGGCACCATGCATCACCGACCTGACCACTTCGAGCGCTTCACGCAAGCGCATCGCCGTATCGTTCCGGTGCGGGGCATGCCATGAGTGACCTCGGACTGAAACGCTTCTCCACGTTGAAGCAGAAGACGCCGCTGGTGCGCAAGACGCCCATGAAGCGCAGCGGCTTCCTGCGCATGGACCACTCGAAAGAGCACGTCACCAAGAAGCCGGCCGGCCTCAAATCGCGCGGCCCGAAGATGACGCCGATCCGCCGCGCTGCACGCGGCCAGGAATGCCAGTTGCAGATCCTTGGCGTGTGCAACGGCGATTCCACCACGACCGTTCTCTGCCACTCCAACCGTCTCGCTGATGGCAAGGGCATGGGCTTGAAGACTCCCGACACCGAGGCATGTATCGGCTGCTCCTCCTGCCATGACGTTCTTGATGGCCGCGCGCCGCGACCGGCCGGCATGTCGATGGACGACCTGCAGCACCTATTCGATTACGCGCGCGACCGTACGCACGTCATCCTGCGCGCAATGGGGCTCATGCCATGACCACGAACATCCTCAGCCCGAATTGGACCGGCGATACCGCCGAGCCCATCGATCCCACCACGATCCGCTTCAAGGCCGTCAGGGCGCCTGTGTACGCCGACTGCCAAGGATGTCTGTTTATTGGCCAGCGCAGCGCTATATGCCGCCAAGCATCCGCGCTCGCCGTCGAAGCCGGCCAGGTGGATTGCGACGAGGCCGCGCCGGAAGGCTGGTCCGTCATCTACGTCGTCGACAAGAGCGATCCGCGGCAGATGGATTTGCTGAAGCAGGAGAACTGAGGTGGCTCGCATTCGATCAATCAAGCCCGAGTTTCCGCAATCGGAAAGCATGGGAAACGTATCGAGAGATGCGCGCCTGACCTTCATCCAGCTTTGGACGATTGCCGACGATGAGGGGAGGCTTCGCGGAAATTCGCGAATGCTCGCGAGCCTTCTTTTCCCGTACGACGATGATGCGCCGGCGCTTATCGATGGATGGCTAAAGGAACTTGAAGGCGAGGGCTGCATCGTTCGCTACAAGGTCGGGAATCAGAGCTACGTACAACTCTGTAACTGGTTGATTCATCAGAAGATTGACAAGCCTTCCAAGTCGAAAATCCCACCATTCGACGAAGCCTCGCGAATCCTCGCGAATCCCCGCGAAGTGTCGTCGGAGGAAGGGATCAAGGATCAAGGAGAGGAAGGGAGGGGAAGGGAACGACATGTCGAGCGCCGCGTTGCGTCGCCCGACCGCGATGTTGTCGCCGAGGTTTTTGCCTACTGGCAGAAAACGATGAACTCGCCAGGTTCCAAGCTGGATGACAAACGCCGCAAGGCGATCGCCAACGCCCTGAAGCTCTACGAGCCACGTCAGGTATGCGAAGCCATCCTTGGATGCTCTCGTAGCGCTTGGCACATGGGCGAAAACGACCGGCACCGGAAGTTCAACAGCCTCGATCTCATCCTGCGCAGCGCGGACAACATCGACAAGTTCGCCGAGATGGCCAGCAAGCGCGCAACGGGCGCCGAGAGCATCGAAGAACGCAACGCCCGCATCCTGGCTGAACTGGTTGCTCAAGACTCGACTATCGACCCTGACGTGATCGATGTCGACATGACGGAGGTAACTCATGCGTAACGAAGACCTGTCCCAATTCGCCGCACTGCTGGGCGATGTGTTCGCCGGCTATGGCAAATCGCTGACGGACACGAAGGAAATCAATCTCTGGTTCAAGCAGTTGATGCCATTCACTCCGGCGACGGTCAAGAAGGCGTTCGACACATATCGCATGGAGCGGCCCGACTTCGCGCCTGTACCGAACGGGATTGTCACGCGCTGCAAGTTGCTCGATGGCCGTCCTGACGATAACGAAGCCTGGGCCGTTGCCATTACGAGCCAAGACGAGCGCGAAACCGTCGTGTGGACGAGCGAGATGGCGGAGGCGTTCAACCTTGCCCGCCCGCTGCTGACCACTGGTGACGAGATCGGCGCACGCATGGCGTTCAAGGATGCGTACAAGCGTCTTGTTGATGATGCCCGCGCAGCGAACAAGCCCGCGGAATGGTCCGTGTCTGCCGGCTGGGACGTGTCGCGCCGTCAGGTCGCCGTCGAGAAAGCGACTATTGCCGGCCTGCTGCCGGCGCCGCAATCACCTCTAGCCCTGCCGAACGAATCTGAGTTGCCAGCCGAAAGACCTGATGGCCTGAAGCTTGTCATGGAGGCTGTCGCACAGTTGGAAGACCCGTACGAGAAAGCCGAGCGCCTGAACGCCGAGCGACTGGCCCAGGTCGACGAAATTGAGCGTGCACGTCGCGAAGAAATCGATGGACAGACCCGTGAGTACCTCAAGAGGCACCCTGAGGCGCGGTATGGCCAACTGCTGAAAGGATCGGCGCAATGAGCAAGAGTGAACAATTTCGACGCATCTTGACCGCCTACGCCATGGCCATGCCCGAATGGATGAATGACTACCGCGAGACTGGCAACATGCATCATGACCCGTACGTGTTGGACTGGCGTTTCGAGTCGCCCATAGAGCGTAATGTTTGGTGCGAGATCCGTAACATGGGCCTCCCGTTCTATCCACAAATCCCGGCGCGTGGCTATTTCATAGACTTCGCGAACCCGTTCCTGAAGATCGGCATAGAGTGCGACGGCAAAGCCTGGCACGACAAGGAGCGCGACCGCGTGCGCGACGCCAGGCTTGCCGAAGTCGGCTGGATGATCTTCCGCATCGAAGGTCACGAGTGCTTTCGCATGGTCGACCTATGCACCGAGTCCGACGAGGAACCGACACGTGATGACGTGCAGCGGTATTACAGAGAGACGTCCGCGGGCGTGCTTCGCGCGATCAAGTGGGCCTATTTCGAAGGTGGTGACGAGCACGACGCCGAGTGGCTGATGCGCGCGACGCTGTTCGAGCATCGCTCAACACCCGAAACCACGATTCAGCCAGTGGAGCGCGTCCAGCGAAACAGAGGCCCGGTGCTCATCGGGGATCTTATGCCCGAGTACCTGGCTTTGCTGGAGCGGCGGATGCTTCGGTTCAAGGCGCTTCAAGCTGGATTCGACTGATCGCACCATTTCGCGCACACGCGCATAACCGCACCACCAAAACAAGGGAGTAGAGCATGTGGCCTTTCGACATTTTTGCAAAACGCCGCGCAGCCAGGGAAGCGAAGGAGCGCGCGGAACACGCTGAGCGTATGGACCGCGTCAAGGCAAGCATCGAGGCGGCGAACAGGCGCCAGCGTGCGGCTGCGGAGGCCATCAGCAAGGCGCAAAGCTTCCGCGCCGCTGCGGCGCCGCGCAAGGCATCGCTGAGTGTGGTCCAGAGCCCGAGCGACGCCTACACGGACCCGCTCAGCCCGATCAATCACCTGTCGCCGCTGAACCCGATCAACCAGGTCAGCATCTGGCCGGCGACGGCTGACGAGCCGCGGCATTCGTCGCATAGCCACTGCGACACGTCGACCAGCGACTACAGCGGTTCGCACAGTCACAGCAGCCACGATCACTCATGCTCGAGCAGCTTCGACAGCAGCAGTTCCAGCAGCTACGACAGCGGCTCGTCGTCGACCGGCAGCGGCTGGTAACACCGTCCAGCATCCACAGCACAACTACATCAGGGAGAGCAGCATGGGATTAGACATCAGCGCCTACAGGTGCATTGAAAAGGTTGACTGCGTGTATGACGAGGGCGGCGACCCGATCGATCCGGTGACGCGCGAATACATCGACTACGACGTGCGCGCATACGTCAACCCGGACTTTCCGGGGCGCGCTGACGGCATCGAAGACAAGGGCGTCTACTTGGCCAAAGAAAGCATGCGCGTCGGCTGCGGTGCCTACAGCCAATACAACCGCTGGCGCGACGATCTGGCGAAGCTAGCCGGCTATCCACTCAAGGCGTACATCCAGTACGGCAACACGTATCACAGTAATGCGGAGGGCGCATTTAACGCCACCGAAGGGCCATTCTGGGAGTTGATCTGCTTCAGCGATTGTGACGGCACCATCGGCCCTATTGCCAGCGCGAAGCTTGCCAAGGACTTCGCCGAATGGGACGAGCGCGCGAAGGTAGTTGGCGGCTATTTCTACGACCAGTACCAGCAGTGGCGTGCCGCGTTCGAGATGGCTGCCGACAACGGCATGGTCCGTTTCCACTGACTGCCGCCGCCCGGCGGGCGGCAACAACAACGATACGGGGATCCTGAAGATGAAACGAATTCTGATCTTGGCTGTACTGCTGGCCGGCTGCGACCGGCCGCAAGCACCCGCGCGAATGCCAGATGTTCCGCAGCTCGACGGCTATTCGACGCTAAGCATGTACCTCGACCCGGCAACCGGTTGCCAGTATCTAGGGCAGCGAGCCAGCACTGCCGGCATTACTCCGCGCATCGCCGTCGATGGCAAGACGCATATGGGCTGCAAGGGAGCGCAGCCATGACTCCGATGAACCTCTTCCGAGAACTGAAGCAGCGCGCCAGCCTGGCCTTGCGCATCCTGTGCGACTTCGACAGCCATCTCGAAGCGTACGCGGTGAGCGAACTGCGCGCTGCCGGCTACTTCGACGGCGACGAGACGAACGAGTGGATGGCGCAGGGTGTGCTCGACATGGTTCGCGTGTTCTCGCTGCAGGGCCAGCGCGGCACGGATGCATCGATCACTTTGCAACTGTTCGACACGCTCGCACGCTTCACGCCGATAGTTCCGCTGACCGGCGCGGACAGCGAATGGGACGACGTCACCGAACTCTCTGGCCGCCCGCTGTGGCTGAACAAGCGCTGCTCGCACGTGTTCAAGGGTGGCGACGGGCAGGCATACGACAGCGAGGCCGTGATCTTTGAAAAGCCGAACGGCGAGCGCCTCACTAGCCGCCAGTTCATCACGTTCCCGTACACGCCGCGTTCGGTCGTCGTACGCCTTCCGGTCGACGCGACTGAATCGGACAAGCGGCGGGCCGCGCAGATCGCATGGAGCGCGGCATGAATACGAACAACCGCAAGCTTGCATCTCCCGATCCGCGCGGCGCATACCAACGGGGCCGGATCCTGGCTGCGATCGCCAATGAGCCGCTGACCGCGCAGCAACTCGCCGACAAGCTGCACTTGACCAAAGACGCGATCAACCTCCATCTCCGCGTCATGAAAGAGGCATCGCCGCGGCTGGTGCACATTGCTGGCTACGTCTACAACCCTGACGGCGGTCGGCCGGCGCCGCAGTACCGGCCCGGTGATCGCAAGGACGCCGTCTACGTCCGAACGCGGCACATCCTGCAGGGACGCAAGGAAGTGGTCGAGCAGACCTTCAAGCGAGTGATCGAGCTACTGCAGCGCAAGCCGATGACCGCGAAGCAACTGGGCGATGCGCTCGACCTGGCTCCGGCGCGTGCCCGCTGGTACATCAATGCGTTGCGCACGGGCGAGCCGAAACGCGTGTACATCAAGCGGTACTCGCCGAACTATGCGGGATACCCGGCGCCGGTCTACGCCGCCGGCAGCAAGCCGGATGCGGTCTACACGCCGAAGACGCCCAAGGAAGTGCATCAGGACGCCATGCGTGACCCGGAGCGGCGCGAGCGCATCCTGAAGCGGTCCAAGCTGCGCCACTTCATCGAGAGCAAGCGCAAGAAGCCGAACGGCATCTTTGGCGCGCTGGGGATCTGACCATGCGCTATTTGAGTGTTTGCTCTGGAGTAGAAGCCGCAACCGTTGCCTGGCATCCGCTCGGCTGGCAGCCTGCGGCATTTTCCGAGATCGAGCCGTTCCCGCGCGCAGTACTGGCGCACCACTATCCCGGCGTGCCATTGCACGGCGACTTCACCACCATCAAAGGCGATGAATATGGAACAGTTGACCTTCTTGTCGGAGGAACCCCTTGCCAGTCCTTCAGCGTCGCGGGACTCCGAAAAGGACTGGATGATCCGCGCGGTAACCTCATGCTGGAGTACGGTGCGCTGGCTAAACGACTCGGCGCCGAGTGGCTGGTATGGGAGAACGTCCCCGGTGTCCTGTCTTCAAACGGAGGACGGGATTTTGGCGCCTTCCTCGGGATGCTGGTCGAACTCGGGTATGGGTTCGCCTACCGAATTCTTGACGCTCAATACTTCGGAGTTCCCCAGCGCCGCCGTCGCGTCTTCGTTGTCGCACGTCTTGGAGACTGGCGAGCTCCCGCGGCAGTACTTTTTGAGCGCCACAGCTTGCAGGGGCATCCTGCGCCGCGCCTCGACGCGGGGCAAGCAGTTACCGGAACAATTAGCAGCCGCACTACAGGCGGTGGCGGGCTAGGGACTGATTTCGAGTGCTCGGGAGGGCTTCAAGCTGTTGCTGGCACGTTGAACGCCAACGGGAAAGCGGCCGGCAGCGCTACGCAGCAGGATGCCGAGGCCGGTCTGCTTGTTCCTCTCGCATTCGACTGCAAGGCATCCGGAATGGCTGGGTTTGGTGTTGGCTCAGTGACGTCAACCATGCGTGCGATGGGGCATAGCAACAGCCATCAGAACGGCGGTGGACATCTGGCCGTATGCGTCACGGGCGACATCACGCACATTCTCAAGGCGGAGGGCTTTGATGCGAGCGAGGACGGAACGGGGCGTGGTCAGCCGATTGTGACGGCGTTTCAGTCCAGTCAATCCGGCGTACGTCTACTCGACACCCACGCGACACTGGACGCCAACAACGGTGCGCGTCGCCACAATGGCGCATTAGTTGGCATGGCCGTGCGCCGCCTGACGCCGCGCGAGTGTGAACGCCTGCAAGGCTTCCCCGACGACTACACGCTCATCGATGTCAATGCCGGTCTAACGACGAAATCAGGTAAGCCGAAGCGGAAGAAGATGGCGAAAGACGGCCCGCGCTACAAGGCCCTGGGCAACAGCATGGCCGTGCCGTGCATGCGCTGGATTGGTGAGCGCATCCAGGCAGTCGCTGATTTGCAGAATGAGCAGGAGGCCGCATGAGCACGCAAGACAAAGGCGACATCTGCGCCCTCTGCGACGAATGGTCGCTCAAACAGGCCGCCCCGGAGTACGCCGCTATCGGCATGGGCCGTTGCCTCGCTCGCCACGATCACGGCCACTTATCCGTGCACGTTGGGTGGGATAGCGAAACGTGCGTGAGCTTCCGCATCGATCGGACGAACCTGGCAAAGCGCCGGCAGTACGTCGAGATACAGCGCCAGAAGCAGGAGGGCGGTCAATGATCACGATGCACCAGACACGTTCGATCCTCAAACAGAAAGGGCTGCTGCCATGTTCGTGACGCGCTCACGTTTCAAGGAGGCCGAGGCGCGCGCTGAATACGCCGAAGGGCGACTGCGCGCGCAGATCCAGAAATATAACCGGCTCGTCGATGAGTGGAATTCGTTGGCTCACCGCTTCAACGCCTTGAAAGCCAGTTCGAAAAAACAGTCAGGCCCCTTCAATGTGGAGGACATACAGCGCCTGATTCAACTATGTCATCCGGACAAGCATAGTGGAAAGTCGATGGCAACCGAGATGACTGCGAAGCTCATCAGGATGAAGGAGTCGATCACATGAGATACGGGGCCAAGATCGACGTAAACCAGCCTGAGATCGTCGCTGCGCTGCGCAAGGCCGGATGCACTGTCCAGCACCTGCACGCGGTTGGCAAGGGCTGTCCTGACCTGCTATGCGCGCTTGGCGGGGCGACATTCCTTATCGAAGTAAAGGACGGCGCTAAGCCGCGCAACAAACAGGCGCTCACGCCGGACCAGAAAACATGGCACGCGAGCTGGGGCGCGCAGGTTCACATCGTAAATTCGGTGGCTGGCGCGCTTCTCGTCGCCGAAATGTACAGGATGCGCGCACTCAAGGAGACAACATGAACGAAGAGAACACAACCCGGCTTGCCATGCAGGCCGACATTGAGCGCGACATCACGCCGGGCTTGCCACGCGTCGAGCGCGCAATCGCATTCGTGCGCACGCGCGGCACGGCGACGTCGTCCGAGCTGCACATGGTGATGGAACTGGAGCCAGATGAACTGGTATCGCATCACCTCGCCGGTGTGCTCGCCGATGGCCGCCTGATCAAGGTTGGGAAGCATTGGGGGCCCGGCCGCACGGCAGAAGCGAAGCCGCAGCAGACGCCGCAATACGCTATCCCGACATTTATCCCACCGCAGCCCGTCGACAACGTGGTATCGCTCGCATCGCAGCGCACGGCGCGCGTCAAGCCGGTGGACAAACTCGATTTCGCCGCGTTCGCCGACATGGTGAACAGCCAGGTCGAGACCGACAGTGCACCCGCTCGCAACTCGGCGCCGGTTATCCGCTGCGGCCTGTGGTCGGATGGCTCTGTCGAGGTTCAGCGTGACGGCAAGACATCCGCAGTGCTGTTCGTGGAAGAGGTGGACTGTCTCGCATATTTCTGGGTCAAGATAAAAACTAGTGCAAAGGAGGCAATGTGAGCTATTGCAGGTTCAGCAGTGACAATTGGCGCAGTGATGTGTACGTGTATGAACACTGTGACGGCGGATTTATTACCCACATCGCAGGCCGTAAGCGAATGTTTCCTCCGATCCCGAGCATCCCTTTATCGTGGATGCCGAACTTTGGCGTGCAATGGGATAAAGTCACCATGCGCCCCACGTACCCGAGCCGGCTTCACAAGATGGCAGCACATTGCGCGTTCAGCGCGTACGCCATGTGGCATCGACTGCACATGTGGACGGTCAACCGCATCCCGCTGAGGCCAATCGGACTACCTCACGACGGGGAATCGTTCTGCGACGAAACCGCCGGCGAATGCGCCGACCGATTGGAGGCGATTCGTTCGATTGGCTACCACGTACCTCAATATGCAATTAACGCGCTTCGCGAGGAGGACGCATGAACATAGTCGCACACGCCGTAATCGAAGAAGCCCCGCAAGCCGACTCTCCATTCGTGGTCGTCATGAAGCTGTGGGCGCGCTGGATGACACTAACCGACAGGCGCGAAGCCGGCGGCTGGGCGCATCCGCAGGACGTGAAGGAATTCATGCGCGCCGGGGAAGCGGTGGATGCGATGGTCAACGATCTGCCGAGCGCGCAACGGTGGGCGATCTACCGGGCATACGGGATTGCCACCGTCTGGCGCTTCCCGAGTCTCCCGCTTGCCGAGGTCGTGATCGAGGCCGAGCAGGTTTTGACGCCGAAGATGCTGCGAAACGTGGATGTGAAACGATATTTTCAACCTTTCTGAAGGAATGTTATGAAACAGCAGTTCACCTTAATGAAGTTTGACCCGGCTACCGGGGAGGAAAAGCCTTATCCATCTCACGCGGAGCAATGGCGTGACTGGCACGGCAAGTCGATCGCATGGTTGTTCAATCCATGGTCGGGACAGAGGCGGCTGGCGGGCGATGTTGGCTCCGACCCATTCGGGCATCTGATCATACCGCCGGGAGAGCCGATCTTTGGGAAGGAAAACACCTCATCCCAACCCGTAACTCTGAAAATCCATCCCGGTGCCACTCATGAGATGCTGACTGACTGGCCGGGGCTCCAACGACGACCAGCACATAGATGATGAGAAATGTTGACTTGCGGCGATCTTTCAATTAGGATACTCCTGCTAGCTGTCCGTATTGCGCGCTAGTTCATCGAAACCCGCCCCGAAAGGTCAGCGGGTTTCTGTCGTTTCACCCAAAAGATCTGCCAACTGCTGGCGACCGGACATAGGCTAGGCCGGGACGAAGAAGCCAGCAAGTAGCGCCGAGCAGAGAATGTCTCAGACAGTCGAGCGCACGCGCTGCGCGCCTCGACGCCGGACGCTGTAACCGGCAATCAATTCCACCCATCAGCGAGCCAGACATGCAGCGAGAGCCCGAGCCAAGCGGCACCGATGCGGTTTTCGTCGTTGTCTGCCTGCTGATGATAGCCGCATGGTTCGTCGCGATAATGTTCGACGTGACGTACGATATGGCGCGCGAGGCGTTGGCGAGAATGACGTTTCGCGGCGGGTAATCCGACGCACAGCGGCCCGGCCCCGCTGAATCTTTCCTGTTGAATTTCGAAAACGCTGCCTGATGCGAGCGTCGGCGCCTGACTGGCGTAACCAGTCCCCACACGCATGCTGATCGACAGGCTCCGTCAGTGCCTGGACATGGCGGGTAGCTCCCGCTTTCGATCAGCAGCCGTGTGGTTAGAAGTGGATCTGTAACGGGTCACGCGCCGAGGAACCTTCCATCAGGGCGCGCGTTGAAAGAGCATGTAGCCGCCGACCACAACTCGTCTCCTCCAATCTCCCTGAGTTTGGACTTCGCCGCCTGCCGCAGCAATGCGCTCGCGGCTTTTTTATTCGCGAGGCACGCGATGCGCACCCCACCGATGATGAGCGTAGAGGTGGATGGGCAGATCGTGCGTCGCCCGGCAGAACTTGAGGTTCTGCTATACGACCGCACCGGCAAGCCATCGGTGTCACGTATGCGGCCAACGCTCCACGAGGGCGAGACGCTGCATGAGCGCAGCGGCCAATTGCCGATCATCGTCAAGGCAACGCCATGAGCGGCCCAATCGACGCATACCGCGCTTGCATCATCCGCGCAGTCGTAGGCCGGAAGCCGATTGCCGTCGAGGATATCGCTGCGCTGGATCGCATCTGCCAGCGCCTCGTGGAGGCCGAGCAGGCGCACGAGATCCTGCGCGCTCTCGGATACGGGAAGCGCTGGAACACGCTCGCCGAACTCGCTGAAATGGTCCCACACTCGACCGCGATGCTGATACGCCAGAAGAAGTAGCCGACATGGACTTCGACAACCTGTTCGCCCTCTACGAGAGGAACAAGGCGAACGCCGAACGGCGCGGCATCGGCTACACGTTGACCTTCAAGCAATGGCTTGATGCGTGGGGCCCGAACATTCTCGACGAGCACCGCGGCACGGGCGACGATCGCCTGCGTCTGGAGCGCATCAACAAGCGCGGCATCTTCGAAGTAGGGAACGTGCAACTGGCGCGCAGAGTGAAGCGCGGCCAGATACGTCGCCTGATGCGGGCGCTTGAGCGAGAGCTCGCGCAGTAACGAACACATGCGGGACCGCCAGCGCACTCCCAGTGGCGGTGATTCGAATAACGGGTGCAAGCTCCGATGAGCAAAGGGCGGAATGGTTCTCCCCTGCAGCTGGATTGCAGGTCTAACCGTCGCAGGCGGGGCTGATTTACGAATGTTGCGTTGCAACGTCATAGTGCGAGGTGCCGAAAAACGCGGGCCTAGACCAAACCGATTGGTGCACTGCACATGGAATACCTAAATGGCTCTCACCCCCAAACAGCAGCGCTTCGTCGACGAGTATCTGGTCGATTTGAACGCCACGCAGGCTGCCATTCGGGCCGGCTACAGTAAAAAGACCGCGCAGGAACAATCGGCCCGGCTGTTATCAAATGTTATGGTTCAGAACCGCGTTCAAGAGCAGATGAAAGCGCGCGAGCAACGCACCGGCATCACTCAGGATCGCGTCCTCAAGGAATTGGCGCGCATTGCGTTCTTCGACATTCGCAAGCTCTACCATGCTGACGGCTCCCTTAAGCGCCCTGACGAGTTGGACGACGATGCCGCTGCTGTTCTTTCTGGTGTCGATGTAACCGAGATGGGTGGCAACGATGGCCCGGTAACGCTCACCAAGAAGGCGAAGGTCTTCGACAAGACGGCGGCGCTGACGTTGGCGATGCGTCACCTCGGAATGTTGAAGGACAAGGTCGAGCACTCCGGCGAGATCAAGAACCCAGAACTGAAACTGGTCCTCAATGGAACTCAACCTGCACCCCCGCCAGACGCAGGCGTTTCTCACTGAGGCAACCGAACTTCTGTATGGCGGCGCGGCCGGGGGCGGTAAATCGCACCTGATGCGCGCCGCGGCAATCGCTTGGTGCACAGACATACCTGGCCTGCAGGTCTACATCTTCCGGCGCGTGTCGGATGACCTGACAAAGAACCACATGGAAGGCCCGAGTGGCTTCCCGGCGCTTTTGAGCGAGTGGATCGATGCTGGACACGTAAAAATCAACTACAGCAAGAACAGCATCGAATTCTGGAATGGCGCGAAGATTCACCTTTGCCACTGCCAGTACGAGAAGGACCGCTTTAAGTACCAGGGCGCGGAAATCCACGTCCTGATGATCGACGAGCTGACGCACTTCACGGACACCATCTACCGGTATTTGCGTGGACGCTGCCGGATGGGCGCGCTCAGGGTGCCCGAGAGGTATCGCGGACGATTCCCGCGCGTGGTCTGCGGCTCAAATCCGGGCGGTGTCGGGCACAACTGGGTGAAGGCGACCTTCATTGACCCGGCCGCGCCGATGAAAATCGTTCAGCAGCCGAAGGCCGAAGGCGGGATGCGCCGGCAGTACATTCCTGCCAAGCTGGACGACAATCCAACGCTGACCGAAACAGACCCGGATTACATCGAGCGTTTGGAGGGTCTTGGGAACGCCGAGCTGGTGCGCGCGATGCGTGATGGCGACTGGGACATTGTCTCTGGTGGGATGTTCGACGATTTGTGGCATCGCGATATGCACGTGCTCGTGCCTTTCGATATTCCATCATCTTGGCACATCGACCGTGGATTTGACTGGGGTAGTAGCAAGCCATTCTCGGTCGTCTGGTTCGCTGAGAGCGATGGAACAACTGCCACTCTTCGAGACGGTACGACGCGCACGTTCCCGCGCGGCACCATCTTTGCCATCGACGAGTGGTATGGCTGGAACGGCAAGCCGAATGAAGGCTGCAAGATGCTCGCGGTCGACATCGCTACCGGCATAGTCGACAGAGAGAAGGGGCGTCCCTACAAGGTGGCGCCAGGGCCGGCCGATACATCCATCTTCGACACGCAGAACGGCATGTGCATTGCCGATGACATGCAGAAGAAGGGCGTCAGATGGGAGAAGGCGGACAAGTCTCCCGGCAGTCGAAAGAACGGCTGGGAAATGATCCGCAAACTGATGAAGCAAGCCCGGACGAGCGATCTTCCGGGCTTTTTTGTATTCGACACCTGCATCCATGTGATTCGCACGCTGCCGGTACTCCCGCGCGACCAGAAAGACCGGGACGACGTGGACACGGACGCGGAAGATCATGCGCCCGACGTGGTGCGCTATCGATGCAGTGCTAAGAGGCGCGTCGCCACAGTCACCCCGCTGCGAATGTAAAAGGAAATCATGAGCGACGTCAGCACGAAAACCAGTTCCGTCACGGCGATGGAGGCGGATTGGGAATTGGCGCGTGCGCTGCTCGGTGGAACCAGGGCGATGCGCGAGGCAGGGCAGAAGTATCTGCCGAAGTGGCCGAACGAGGATCAAAAGGCGTACGACTGCCGCCTTGCATCCGCCGTGCTGTTCCCGGCGTACAAGCGCACGGTCGATACACTGACTGGCAAGCCGTTTGCCGAACCGATCACGCTGGGCAATGACGTGCCGGCCAATATCGCCGAGTGGACGAAGGACATCGACCTTCGCGGCCGGAACATCGACGCATTCGCCGCCGACC